ATGTTGTTCAGTTCTACGCCGTTGATTGCCTCGATCTCCTCTTCTTCGATATCATGTATCCAGGATTCCGATTTCACGCTCCACTTCAGGAGTTGGATGCGGTACAAGCCGTCCGTACCAGACATGTCGCACGTCTCCGCTCCTGTCGGTTTACCGATGATGACTCCCGGCTGCGTCCGTGCCGCTCGCTTGTACGGCCATTGAAAGACCAGGAGCGCCTTTCCGTCTTGATCGTGGTACATATTCAGGAGAACCGTGTACCCCTTCAATTCCGGTTGTTGAAGCGGATTGCCGAAACTTGCTCCAGCTATGAACGCAGCGTTGTTCATCTGGGCCGTGTACTGCCGAGAGTTGGCCCTGTGCGACCAGGTGCCGATCCCCGTTGTCCGCCTGAACCATTCTTCCTCCCACTTGTATCCGCCAACCGTGAAGGCTCCGCCCCCAGGATCATCCTTCTCCTCTACCCGGTCGAGGAGTCGGGCAATGATCGGAAAGAACCCGCCGCCAGCATATCTATTGGGAGTTGCCGTGTAGTTTGTCTTGTCGATTGATTCGCGCTGTCTAATCGCGGCATCAACGATGTCATTCAAGACTTCTGAAGTCAGTTTGCCGTACTGTCCACCAGTGAAGTGCGGGATCTCCGCCATGCGTCAATCCTCGATGATGAAGTATTCGAGATAGAGCGTACCAGATGTTGCCTTCGCATAGAGTTGTTCCCCTGCGAGCCTGGACATGCAGAACTCTCCGCCCTTCAACTCAAGAACGTCGTGGAACGTGGTACTGACGACGATACCGATTTGGACGGCGGTATCGGTATCGGTTCCGATGTTCCGCGCCCAGAACCAACCTTGCGTAGAGACTAGAACCTCGTTCATCACCAACGCTTCGTGCGATGTGGTGAGCAGTTGCACGCCACCCGTGCGCTGTTGACCCGAGACAGTGATATCAGTCGAGTCTGGTGAGAAGGTGACTGAATCATTGTCCTTCTCGTATGAGATTGATCCCGTGAGTGTCAATTCGTTTGCCATTGTGTTCCTATTCTATGGTTTCTATCAAGTATGGAATGGCTGTACCCACCTTACATGATCGACATGCCCGTCCTGGTCACGGTCAAAGGTGCCGTCTGGATAATACACCGGAGTCTGGATGCAGTGCATATTGGTGTCCCCCAGGTAGGTATAGCTCAATCGGTACTTGTTCTGGGAAATACGTTGAATCTGCACGCCTCGATACAGCAGACCGGAGATGCCGCTGAGAGTAGTCAGCTTCCCAACCCTGCTTTGCTCAGCGATAACAGCCGCTCCACTGGGCTGCGTGGAAACCACGGATTTCACGATTTCGGTTTGCACGCGCAAGACCGATGTAGGTTGGCCTCCCGCATCACACGCCTGTCCGCCAATGTTCGCATCGGTAGGACTTTCCGTTCCAGCGATGGCGGGGTTGGCTCGGTATGCCAATGTGAATGACGCCGTGATTCGCGCTGTCCATTCCGTGAAGCCATGTTCCTCGGAACCAGCCGTTATTCCGCCTGTGCCGCCACCTGAGAAAGCCTCAAAGGTGAACTCGGCTCGCCAAACATCTTGCGTATCCACAACATGCGTCAACGTGTAGCTTGAGGCTTGCAGGACTTTGAACACGTTATGTTGTGACCCAAGCCTCGGGACCGATGTGAAGCCGCCAGCGCCATCACTGACAGAAGCTCCAAAGGCCGTCTTGAGGACTTCATTCTCATTGGAATACCCAACGAGATAGTAGACATTGGTGATATTGACGCCGCCATCACCAACACTCAAGGCCCGACCTTCCTGGGAAAGAATCGCTGTCGGCATTTACCTGAACCCTATATTCCTCGCAATAGACGCGGTATGCGCTGCGATTTGGGCGGTCCTGTCCTGGATCGCCTTCTGGGTGAACCATTGCTTTTCCTGCAACTCTTTGATCTTCTTGTCTACATCTTGCTCCGCAAACGTGAAGGAACCAATGGCGGTTTGCGCGGTCGTAGTGAACCCCTGTCTTGCTTGCTGCTGCGCTTCCTTTGTCACCATTCCCAGGCGGCGACTGATCTTTCCCAGGCGCTCCTCGTCGATTGCGTTTGCATCTCGAAGTGACTTCAGTTCTTTGTCACGAGCGACTGCGGCCTTATCACGAGCGGCTGCGGCCTCCTCATCGAGCCTCTTCTGTTTTATCGCTGCGCGTTCCTGGCGATTTATAGTATCAAGGATTTGCTTTCTCAACTGAAACTCTTGGCTCAGTGCGTCCCTGATGAATTCACTGGAGTGTTGAGCGGCTTTCATCCTTTCCGCCATCTCCGCCATCATCCTCCGCTGCCTCTCGAAGTTCTCGAATCGCTGTCGCGTGAGTTCATCCGTTTCCTTCAAGATTGACAGTTGAGCCTTGAGAGCTTTATTTCCCTCCGCAGCCGAGCGACTGGCTGCTATTCTCTTGTCTAGCTCCAATATCTCTGCATGTGCTTCCCTCTGTCTTTCAGTGAGGTCATTCAAGCCCGATACCTGGGCGAATATCGCTTCGATACTAGATGCGATGGCTCCGAGGCCCAGGGGTAACTGCTTGACCGTGTTGCTGACGTTTTCCCATTGCTTCGCAGCTTCTTTCGAGTTCCCTGCTGCCTCTGCGGAGAGTGCCGCGAACACCGACATCCCGACTCCAACTGCCTTCACGCCTGTCTCTACCGCCTTGATAGCAGCAACAGCTTTCGCCATCCCCAGCCCGAACCTAGCGCCAGGAGTGGCGAGGGTCTTGTCGATGACCTTCCCGGTTTTCTGTACTCGTGCCTCGGCAGCAGCAAGACCTCGCTCAAGTCCCTCAAGACGAGCTACGATTTCGACTTCGAGCCTACCCGCAGATCTACCCATTCATATGCCTCATTTTTCGCTCGACGAAATCTCGATGATCCATAGCGGGTTCATCGGCATCATGTTCCGCGAGTGCTTTGCATATTCCAGAAAACTGTCGCATGGTCAATGCGAGCGGATTGCCGATTCCTGGGAGGAGCTTGGCGACCGAGATCACTTCTTTGTAGAAGTTTCTCGGTCGTTCCTCGTAGGGCGCTCCTCTTCTGACGGTTCTTCCGTTACCTCGCCTTCCTCTTTTTGCTCGAATCCCAGAATGCTCAGAGCCAGCCAAACGAGGTCGTCCGGTTCGGCGTCCAGGATGGCACTGTGATCTTCTGGTTTCGCTGTGTGGCGTATGATGTCCGTCGCGCCGCTCAATGTGAACGCGCTACGAACCAGGACAGAAGTCATTCCCCTTTGCTCTCGAATCTTGTTCAGTGCCGCGATTTTCTCTTCGTTCGTCGCCTGGATCACTTCAAGGTCTTCAAGAAGCTCTTTCCTGGTCTTGCCGTACTGAGCATCCATGAGCGAGATCACATCTGAAACGGTGGCCTCTGGGACACGGATGACGCTTCCGTTTCTCTCGACTGTTACGTTGTTCATACTTGTACCTGTGTTTTCATCATGGTTCTACGCCGCATCACATCGACGTTCGTGATTCCTGATGAGTGTACCAAGCAATGTGTAGTGGCGGCGTTGATCGCCCCTTCCTCACTGACCTCTGGTTGTACGCCAACGACCCGAACAGTTCCATCCAGCAAGGTCAGTCGAACGATCCAATCATCGGGAGAGAATACCCGCCTTCCAAGCGGCGCATAGAACCCATCGCCAACCGATTTCAGATTCACGTTTAGGATTCATCCCAGGATTCTATTACAGTCGTGCCAGGAGAGGCCTTGTTGCCTTGGAAAGTGGTGCCTGAAGAAAGCTGGAAGTTGAATGTTCCCGTAGCATCGCCGCCCATTGTCGTACTGATGGCAATATCGTTTATGACGCCGTTGAAGATGTAGCTGGAATCATCTGCTGAGCCTGTATGCAGGAAGAGACAGATGTCACCTTCGGAATCATCTGAGCCGTGTTGTCCCGTGAAGACTCCGGGAGCTGTAGCGGCTGTGTTGTTCGACAGGAACCCACCAGCCGATCCCTGAATGTCGCCAACACCGAGGAGGCGGCGGCGACCCGTATCACCAAACGCTGTGAGGTCGTGAACGGTGCGCGAGAACGTCGCGCTCCATGTATTGAAGGACAAGGCGTTCGCTGCGCTCGCTCCTGGGGAGCTTGCGCCGAACGTAGCTGATCCTGTATTTCCTGAAAACCAAGTTTCTGCCATGATTTAGAGTCCCGAGGTTTGGGTTGCGCGTGCTTCGATTCGCACGGTTGCAGTCAGTAGTTCGTCGGCCCGGTCTATGTCCGTTCCGCTTACTACATCGAAAGTGGTTTGATCGTAGTCTGTCACGGTGCTGTCAGTAGTTCCATTGAAAAGCCCCACAATCAGGTCGCAGATTTCTCCAAGGGCCGCTGCCCCATCTTCCCATCGGCCAACTACGCGGACATCATACAATTCCTTGCGCATCAGCTTGCCGCCGAACAGAGGAGTGATCTCGCTTCCGGTCTGCTCATAGACCACCAGCGGGAAATTGTCTCCAGGATCGCCGTACACGGCGGATACGCGACCCCCGACCTTGGCATAGAAGGAACCCGCCGCTTTGTCAGAGGTCAGCACCTCATAGATCGTTTCGTCTATTGCCTTAGCCATGTGGTCCCGCTCGATTGATGCGATCAACATACTTTTTGATGACTGTGGAGAAGATCAGCGTTGCCCTTCCCCGACGATTCATGTACTTGATCGAGGGAGCAAGATATGGCCTCGCCTTCATCCGCGAGGTGCCTTCTTCGAGGTACTGAGCATACTTCATATAGAGTCCTGGCGGCGGGCTGACTTTTTTCAGCAAGAGATCAGTCCCGTACCAAAAGTTCCTGCTATTGGCGGCTGATCCCTGGAACCACATATTGCGCAGGTAGCCCGTTTGGGCAGCGGGGGGGAATCCGGGTGCGCTCGATCGTGCTGGCATCCTCGTGCCTTTTCCCCAAGGTTTCAAGGTCTTGTACCACTCGCCTGTACCTGGTTGGCTCAGTGAGGTCTTGATGACGGCTTGCAAGGCGAAGCAGACTTTTTCCAAGCCTTCCTCGACCCCTTTGCGCATCAGCAAGCCGATCTGTCGCTTCGAGAATTGTGCCTTGCTCGCCATCACACGCCCTCGTTCGATGTCGCGTTGATGATGTGATAGAACATCCTGTCACCAACGGCTCGATGTCCTGGGGTCCGCTTGCCGACGACCTCATAGGTTGTTGAGCCGACCTTCAAGCGATCCGTGACCTCGATGTCGGAACCGCCCTTCACGTAGATCGTCACGACTTCCTGGACCCGCTGTCGGTCGCCATCGAAACTCTCAGCCGAGGACATGCTGGCGATATAGCCCCTGATCGTAGGCCGTGGAATGAATGTCTGTTTCCTGGACCCTACGCTGTCGCGCTTGTAGTGCGGTCGCAGGACACGCATGTTCTCGCCCTTGATGTTGATTCGGCTGACTATGCTCATCTGATTCGTCGGAAGGGCGCAAGTAGGTGCAGGACCGAATCACTCCATTCTGCTACCTGGCGGACGCCATACGAGTAGTCCCCTAGAGATTCGGTCTGTATGTTGTGGTCCCGGTCGCGGCCTCGGTACGCATCTGCGCACAATTCATACGCCGCTTGGATTAGGGCGTTCGGGATCGTCGAGTACCCGCCGGAATACTGGACGAATACGCTTCCAAACTGATCCGGGAAGTGGTTGGTTCGCCTGTCTCCCAGGACTTTGCTCGGGAAGGCATCGGTCCTCATGTGTATGAGGCCGCGCTCGTAGTCGATGCGGTATTCGCTCTCGGCATCGGACGGGTATGTCAGTGTTGCCGTCGTGGTGATGACATCACGACCGCCCATACGGTGCAGCATGAATGACGGTGCATCCGTGGCCTTCGTCGCGCTGTACCCAGTCGTCCCGTCGATTGCAGAGGTCATCGCGGTCGTTGTGGCATTGTCCGCGAACGTCTTGAGCGTAGCTGTAGCGGTGCCATCCGAAGCCACGCGGTATAGACGGACCTGGGTTTCCTCGACGGCGATAGTCGCCATCAAATCGGTGGTCACATCCGAGGATACCTTGATGGCATCCTGGGTGCCGAATGCCACGACATCGAGCGATATGATCGGCGGATTGTCCACCGCCAGGGTCCGAGTTCCGTGAGAGTGGATGTATTCCTTGAACGTCTGTGCGACAAATGTTCGGTCGCACCATCGTTCGATTTGGTCGCTGACATTGTTGACCAGCGTTTCGATCAACGTGTCATCGGTACTCGAAGTGATCCCCATGTATGTCTTGAGGTTGGCAACGGTCGTGAGAGCGTTATCTGCAAGTGCCATATATCAGTCCTTGCCCTTCAAGAGCAAGGGGAGGGCGATGATAACCACCCTCCCCTCACGCAAGTGAAAGGGGTCCAGGATCAAGTGTTGCGGAGGATTTCCTCGCAACCTCGTTGTGCAGCAGTGGCAAGCGGCCCGTCCGTGTGACGAGACAGAAGTACCAAGATGCACATGTTCATACCTGTTGCGTCTCCTGCTGTAGCTACGACCTTGATGAAGCGATCACAGTTCAGGGTTGAACCCTCGAACAGCCATATCTTGCTATCATCGGTTGCTGTTGGAAACGACGAGGTTGAACCCGATATTGCCGTTGAAGTCGCGGCAATCCAGCCCGTTACGTTGGCGTATGTACCTCCGGTTGTTGAGGAGGACTGAACCGCCAGTGTAGTAAGGGCGACATCCGTGACTCCAATGCAGAGGTACACCTGAACGTAGTCGAAGCCATTGGTATCGACGGCGACCGTCGTTGCAGAGCCATCGTCTACCAATGCGGGGACTACAGTCATCACTGCCTTTGTGTTCTGACCATGAATCATTAGAAGATCCTTCCTGTGGTTTAGCTCGTAGGTCCGAGCTTGAGAGCCACAACTGGCCCTGCATCAGAACTCGTGCCGGGGGAATGGCATACGGCGTCGAACCTCTCGGTGCCGCGTACCGCGATTTCATCCTGTTCGAACGTATTGAGCGCCGAATCGGAGAAGGCTATGGTGTTGTCCCGACGGTCGCCAAACGAGCAGGCCATCGCCAAGTCACCAAAGATGAAGGGCATGTTGAGCGGAGCAGTTGAGTCGCCATCCGCTGTCGAGGACGACGGCATGACCTGGACGTATTCGACAGGATACCCGAAGAGTCGAGTGCCTTGTGCGCCTTCGCCCATTTCTCGGGCCGTTACGCCACCAACGCCATACACGAGTCTCTCGAAGATGCCCGAAAACAAAGTCTTGTGCATGTAGAACTTGGCATTCGGTGAATCCGCGTAGGCGGGTAGCTTGCCCATCGTCGCATGTATGTCAGCCAGTGCCACATCACCAGGCTCGTCCTTTGCCGCGCCTGTAGCCATCGTGTTGATACCCGCGTTGCTGGATACACCATCAAGAGCCAGAAGCACTCCCAGGATACCACCGTGGGTTGAGCCACCTTTGCCGATGAACCCGCATTGGTCCTCCTTGAGGGCGAACGCATAAGCGATTTCACCAGCAATTGAATCACCAAGGTTGATGAGACTGTCCTCATTCAACTCGTTACTGATGGTCGTGAGGACCATCAGCTTCTTCGCAATCAGGGTGACCTGCTCGAAGACCTGAGTCGTTTCAGATACCGAAGTTGCCTCACCAGCGAAGGCCGCTGTCATTGTCGAACTTCGTTTCGGAATACGCTTCACATCCGTATTCATCGGCTCGATCTTCGCGTTGCGACGGAACACCCCATACTCCTCACGGAGCGAGATGAGTGTGTCACTGAACTCTTCAGGGACCAGATAGCCACCTTGTGAGTTCACGCTTTCCAGGTGGGCCTTGATGACTATGCCCTGGTTGGAGCAGTAGTCCTGTGACTTCTTGTGACCCATGCACGCAGCAGCCCATCGTCCAAAGCGATATGCCTGGAGTTCGGGATCTTTCGCATCCGTTCGATTGATGTGCTTGAGTGAACCCCAGCGCACCATTCCTTCGCGTGCATTGTCGAGTCGCATGTCAAACGCCTTACCGCGCACGGTGTTGTTCTTCAGCGCGGATTTCACGGCCTTGTTTACGATTCTGTCCAGGTTCGACGACTTCGCCAGGGCGATCTTGTGGGTCTTCGCCTTGTTGTTTTCGTCTTCGTCCTCTTCGTCATCGTCCAATGGGTGTTCGGCCTTGTCTTCCAGATCTTCGTGTTCTTCGTTGGGGTCTTCGTGAATCTTCAATGCGATCTCAACGTCAATTTCCTCGGGATCAATGGGTAAGCCTTCGCTGTCCACGATCTCGACTTCCTTGAGGTATAGAGACTTCGCACGGGGGAACTCACCGACACCAACATCGTCCAGCAGTGCTTGGAGATCCCTCCGCACCGCCTTGATGTTCTTTGTCATAGGATCAAATCCCTTGTGGGTGTTCAATTTATCTTCATCGCTCGGCTTTTGATCCAGGCCACCCGTTCGGCTATCGCCTCCGATTCGGCACGGCAAGCACGCGATCACATATACAACTGTCCTCGGCTACGCGCAATCGCACGCGCCACAGATTTCTGAATCTCATCTTCGGCACTCGGTGGTTCGTGGAGCAAGATGCGAGGTTTCCTTCGCAACTTGACCGCGTGCCTGAGTTCCGGTAGGTCTACGTCCAGGAACGACTTGACCTGTACGGCGCTCACGATCCCCTTGCCGACCGCCTGTATGAGTGCCTCCTGATTCGCTGGGAGCGGAGCAATTGAGACTTCGAGCAGTTTCCATTTGTTGAAGACCCGCTTGATTCTCGGTCCCCACTTCTTGCGGTCGCCCTTCGTCGCCAGCCTGCCGCCGTTGGTTTCCGGGATGAAGCCGACCGATACACCGCGCACGACGCCTTGCTTCACGAGTGCCTCGATGAATGCCGGGAAGAACTCGCCCTGGAAGTCCTCGGGTCTTCTGGCGAATTCGAGCGTGCCGATCACGGCCTTGTCCGACCGTTTCAGGTTCGTCACCGTGCCGACCGGGTTTGCGTAGTCGTGGTTGTAGAAGAGAACTGGATTGTTCTCGTATTCCTTGGAGTTCATCCCCTGGGGGATGAGGACTTCTCCATCTCGATCCACGCTATCTGTCGTGAGCTTGGCGACGATTGGGCCTTCCTGTTCCGGGTCAATCGTTGCCTTCAATGTTTTTCGCATCATGGTAGTCATGTCAGACTTTCAGGTGATCGGCGCATGGGGTTGCTTTCATGTAATCAATGAGCCTCGCCAAAGAGGGTTCGCAGTTCGTCCTCGTCGATCTCGAATCCTGGGATCTCAGGGATGAGAGTGCATCTGCAATGTGGATGTAGTGGTGGTCCCATGACATCGGCGTAGTCGAGCTTGAGTATACCGCCCTGGCTGTTCACGAGGATCGTCGGGATCGAGTAGAACGGAGTGCCTACTGGGTGTGGTTCGGTCTTCACCTCGGCACAGAACATGCATGGATTCGCAGCGATCCGCCACACCATCTTCTCTATGCCACCCGCTTTCCACGCCTCGGTTTGACCCTCGTTGAGTGCGCGTGAGGATTCTGTCCGCGCAATGAGCGTGGCTCGCCACTTGACGGTCCTTTCCATATCGCCGCGCTTCGCAGACCACTTCGAGACTCGCTCCGACAAGTCTCTGATAGTCTCGCCCCTGGAAATACCATCGCCGATGATCTCTTTGAGGGAGTGTTGTGAGGTGTAGACGGTTTGCTTGGATAGCCGGACAATCTGGTTCTCGATTGCATCCCTTAGCTCCGGGATCGGGAGCATTTCCGACATCCCTGGCGGCAAGAACCCGTGGCCGATCTCATAGCCGTCAAGTATCTGTTGCGCCAGGAAGGTGCGAATGGCGGTAGGAATCTCCGCCCCCAGCGATGAGATGTTCCTGCTCAGATCCGCAGCGACGGACTGGATTGATGGATGTGCGGGGATATTCGTAGTTTCGATGGCATCTCGAATGACACGGCTGATCCATAGGCGCATCTCTGCCAGGAACCGCTCATACGCTGCGAAACTTGTAAGCCCTCCCAGTATCGGCGGCGTTGCCTTGGTATGCACGCCGATGGTATCGAACGCCAGTTGGTCGATTACCACGCCCTTCGTGATGGTGTCACACCCACAAGTCACGATTCAGCCTCCACCACCTGCTCCTCCGACAGTCGAGAACCCTGTCGATGGCGGGATCTTGACGGGCTTGGACCCAGTTGGTTTCTCGCCCGCTGCTTCCGAGATAGCCATTCGTACACGATTCGGGAGGTCGTACTGTATTCCGATGATGACGGAAGTAATCGCGGCGACATCAGCCTTCTCTTTGTCTGTCAACTTTGTGGTTGTGATAATCTTGTCCACCAGCTTGTCTACATCTTCTTCCGTCAGGGGTGACGTGCCTCCTGCAACTTGGTCATAGTCATCTCGTGCAGCTCTTATGTCATCTCCGTCTACTACCCCATCACCGTTGTAGTCTCCAGGACAGCCATCGCACTCCGTTCCCGTTCCCCCTCCATCGGCAATCCATTGATTCAACCAGATCAACCAATCAGCGCCGTCCACTACCCCATCACCATTGAGATCCCAACGGACGAATAACCTATGAAGAAGGGAGCCGAATTGGGACACGACTTCCTCTTCGCTTCTGCGTACATCGTCGAGGTCGATCCGTTTGTTCCCTTCTTGGGTGGATAACCCAGGAATCGGCTTGATCGGCTTCGGTTTTGATACGCCGTCGCTGCTGGTTGAGACCAGGTAATCGGCCATCCCCTCGCATGGCATATAAACGACCCCATCTTCCATCTCGTGCGGGTGGGAGCCTTCGCACCCGAGTTCAGCGGCGCGTGTCTCAGCCTCTTCCTTGGTGGCATACATATCTACAAGCGCCGGATCGACGGCCTGCTTGAGCGTATTTTGTCGGCCCTTGATGACGGCCTTGGCTACCTCGACCTTGGCTTCGTCCTTGTCCATGCCCATCTGTGTGCAAAGGCTGTATGCCGTTTCTGCATTCATGGCATTGTCTTCCACGCTTTTCAAGATCGTGGTCGTTGCCTGGGTATTCGTCGAGTCTTCGAGGCTCAGTGCGTCCAGGATTCGCTCCGTCAGGCCGCTAGTCTCCGCGCCCTCGACTGACCCAACAGAAAATCGTTTCAATCGTTTCCGTGCCATATCCTCTTGCCTTTCATGTTCGTCGTTCTCTTCGACAAACCGCTCGGCCATGTTCCTGGCGCGAGATATTGCCTCGTCACTTGGTCGTTCTCCAAGTGTCATCATTTGCGATTCAATGAAAGCCTCAACAAATGGCTCGATCTCTTCTGTGGTTTTCGGAGGGTCTACGCTAGACATTATGGTCCTCCAAATGCTTCGTAGGCTCGTCTTGCTTTTTTGTCGATGCCCTTCCACTTATCGGGTTGAAGAACCTTCATGGCAAACCCTTCGGCTACGACTTCCTGGACTCCGACCTTGGCATAGTCGCCGAACGGCATTCCAATTTCACTGTCGGTGTCAAGTATGCGAAGCATGTCTTCCGGCTCAGATGATCCCGCGCTGATGAGGTTTAGAGTCCGTCGCTGGATGCCATCGAGGAGGTGTTCCCCCCCTAATTTTCGATGATGCAAGGCGTGTCCGATTTCGTGTACTACTACCCCCAAATTGCTATGCTCTCCCGATCCACCCGTGAAAAAGGTTCCTAGTGCATTCGCTGGAATCGTCTCGGTATCCAGAGTGATGCTCTTGTCGTCTGAATCGTAGTATCCTTTTACGACCCCTCTCAGCGATTGGCCTGTCTTCGACCTTGCTTCCCCGTTCGAGACTTTGAATGAGATACCTCGGAGGTCGGGAGATTCCTGGCCGGATTTTTCAAAGTGATCTCGAATCAGGTTGTGGCTCTGGTCAATGGCGATGTATTCAGCGACTCCAGTTGCGATGATATCCCTTGTTGTCTCGTGATGGAATTCCGTGGTGTATGGTTCTTCTAACGGTCCAGGATTCGTATATTCCCTGACAACCTGCTTCGCTATTGATTTGTCTGACTCGTCAAGGGAGATATTGATGTCCTTGTCGAGCAGATGCCTTCGCATGGATGTCAGCTTTTCCTGGACGGCATCCCTGGCTTTCTTGATCTCCCTCGGTGTCGAGTCCATCGAGATGCCATCAAGGATGGGATGCAACTCCTCGATCATCTCCCGCGATACCTCTTGCGCCGCCACCTTGACTTGCTTGGATTGATGATCCAACTCAGAGAATCTATTGGTGTCAGCATAGACTCTTTCCTTTTGATCCCACTCCTCGAACTGTTGCTCGACCTTCTCCCGATCAGTAGGCAACTCGAACGCAGCAGAGTTCGCCTTGATCCCCTTCTTGTCCAGGCTCGCAATAGTTGTTTTCACCTCCTGGTTGTGGGAGACGATTCTCTTGGTGTTTCGTTGCAGACTTTTAGTTGCGAAAAGCGATTCAGACGAAGCCTCACCTAGCGCATCGGCAATCTCCAATATGTGCGCCGCGTCATCGGGGTTGTCTACGGTCGATAGGATGTCTTGGAGTTCGTCCCGCTGTTCCGTAGTCAGGGTCTTGGAGTCTCGCTTTCCTAATGCCTTGGCTCGCTTCGTGATCTTCTTTCGAGTCTCAGCGTCCAGGCTACTCAGCGGCTCCTTTGGTTTTCCTGTTGTCTGTGTCCCTGCCGCGCCCTCGCCCGTTGCGCAAGTGTTCCCTGATTGGAACCCGCCTGCTCCGGTGCCGCAATCGGAGCCAGCTTTCAATGCGATGCGATACGACTTGTTGATGTTGTCGGAGTCACGGCTGAAGTCGCCAGTGTTGCCAGTTGATGACTTGATTTGGTTGGAGTTGAAAACAATGTAAGTGCCAGTGTCTTCTAGGTATATTCCGTCATAGCCATCGCCTTCGATTTGACCCAAGGACAGCCGTTCGTACTGGTCCCTATTAGCCATATTCTGAATCGACAGATAAACTTCTTTGACCTTTATCTCTTGATCTGCTCTCCGAGATGCTCCGGTTTCTCCTCGCCTAGCCTCATCCTCCGATGACGTAAACCAAAAGACTCCCATAGATGTCTGGTCAACATCAAACTCGTCAAAGTCTTCGGTGGTCTGATGGTAAACAACCGCAGGCTCGCCATCATCATCAACAACCTTTGAGTCCCCGAACCATTCCTTGAACTCGGGCGTCTTGGCTTGTGCCTGTTGCTTCTCTTTGTCTTCTCCAGGCGCACCTTTCGGCTTGTCTCCTCCTCCACCGTCACCGCCTGCACAATCGTTCCCCGGCTTGAAGCCGCCCGCGCCTGTGCCGCAGTTGTCAGAGGCTTTCAAGATGATCTTGCGGCGCTTAGTTTGCACTGGTCGCTTCCGTCGAGATGTCCAGGTAGACCTTGCTCCCGTCCTGGTCCCACCAGCCACCAAGACGAGCGCCGGGTTTGCGTAATGCGCCCATGTTCTTCTTGACATACTCGCGCACCTTGGGACGCAATCGTTCCCGATACTCCGAAGCACTCATGCCAGATGGAACGAGCGTGTCGATTACCAGGCGAGATGCCTTCTCCTCCGTCTCGGCCTCGACCTCCTCCACGGGTTTCGCGCTTGCGGATTGCGCGGACACCATGTTCTGTGCCTGATTGCGACCGATGCCAGTTGCAACGATGACCTCGATAGCCGCCTCGGATGCGATGATCCCGGAAGCAACATTATGCAAGACCTCGACGATGCTCGCAATTTGCGCACCGTTCAGGGCGAGCTTTTCGGATATCTCCGTTGCCTGCTGCGGCGAGGCTGGCTCGGCTGGCGCGGCTGGCGCGGCTTCTTCCGGCATCTCTTCTCCAGGGGGAAGCTGCGGCAATCCTCCAGGTTCGCCGCCACCTGCCAGGGCCGCGAGCGGATCACCGCCGCCACCCATCATCCCGCCCATCATGCCGCCACCCATTCCCGCCATGCTGCCGAGGGGCATACCGCCGATCAGGAGGGCGTCCGCCATCTCCTCTTCGACTGGCTCCTTGCCTTCTTCCATCCGCGCCTCGTTCGGCGTTCTCCATCCACCAGCGACCGCCGATTGCCGTTCCCGAAGCTCGTATTCCTTGTCTGCCGGAACCGGGTTGTCATACGCGAGACACGCATCATCCTCGATCCCGAACATCGGGAGAAGTACCTGGTTGAGAACATCCTCGTCCATACGGAGCATCGGGAGAATCGTGGACTCGCGCCACTGAGCAAAGCCCGCTCGCGCACTGGCAAGGTTCGGATCGTTCGCCTTGAGCATCGAGACAGGAACGCCGAAGACCGCTGCGATCTCCTCGACGATTTCCTCCCTGCCGCTGAGATCCTTCGGAGGGAAGTTCAACGGCGTGAATTGGACATCGCCGCTCACCGCCAGGAATTGACCTGACTTCCTGGTTCCGCGCAAGCGTTCGGTCACATGCTGCTCGAAGCCATCGAGGTCCGTTCGCTTGTGCGGCCCCTTGATAACGACAGCGTAATCCGGCCTCGCATGGTTCTCGAAGGTCGCCAGGTCCATATCATGCACGGCCCGGTTCGACAAAACAGATCCATACGCAGCTTCAACCTTGCCCAGACCGTAGAACATATTTTCCGGGTTCGGTCGCTTGAAGTGGATCACCTCATCGGCCTCGAAGCGCATAGCCTCGATGTCGTTGGGTCCGTATGAATAGCCGTCGATGAAGTTCTCGCGTGATGGGATCACCTGGACCCACTGGGCAGGCATCGGCCACAACTCGACCGGGATGCCGAGGTTCTGGTCGATGATCGGATGCAGGTAGGCGTTTCCCGTGAGTTCCTGGTAGAGCGTGCGGAGGACCGTGAGGTCGAACCCGTTGTAGACATGGTTGGATTTCTGCAACAACTCCTTGATCGGATGGAGTTCGGTGATCTCCTCCATGTCTGCGCCGAGGTCCATCACCTTCGACATGACCGCTCGGGATGGCGCGATATCACCGCCGATTTCACCGTTCAGGAAGTCGAGGCGCTTCCTGGAAACTCCTCGTGTACGCCAAAGGCTTTTCGCCCTGGCATCCTTGCGGACGTAGAGCCGTAGCGGGGTAGCGGCGACCGCCGATGCGTTGATCCAGGCAGCAGCGTACACCCAACTCCTGAACTCCTGGACAGACCTCCTGTAACTGAATGGCGGCGTGGTCGATCCGTGCCGCCCCATGTTGTCGAGTACGCGAATGGTTGAGCGGTAGTACTGACTTGGATTGAATAGTGCTTTGATCCATTGAAGCATCAGAAGATCCTATATGCGAATCCGGTGTTCACTTGGGCTTTGGCTCGAACCGCCAACGCAAGTGCGCACACTCCATCGTCGTGGCTCCCGGCGGGAGCCGTATATCGTACGCCCGTACGAGTATGTTCATATTCAAAGATGTCGAGTTCCGTCCTGAGCCAGTTATCTGGAAATCCGACATCTCCTCTTGAGATGGCTTGCGCCAATCCTTCCATGAGTTGCTGCTTGGAAGGAGCAGTAAACTTGAATCCTTCGATTTGCGGGAGTTCTTGTTGCAGTTGTTCGACAACGGGATCCCCCAATCCAGTCGAGTCCACGAGGGCCAACTCGTCGCCAACCATTTCGGTGATTCTCGCAACCGTGGTTTTCCAATCCGTACCATGCCATCGCTCGCAGACCGATACCCTACCCTCATCGTCCAAGCCCACTACTGCCGTGTAATCTATTGACTTCGCCAGGTCAACGCCGAAGCAGACGGGCGGCTGTTCCGAGAGTTCCTGGATGCAGCAGTCGATAGCCTGGATGCCGAATGGGTTGGCTCCATCGTCTGACGGCTCCGCAAGATAGAGTTCCCGGAAGACATGTTCCGGTAGGATTCTCCTGGCGCTCTCGACCTCTTCCTTGTCAAGCACCCCCGCATCCACGGCATCATGCGCGGTCAACTTGTGGTATGCCATGTCCGGCTCGCCACCCTCTGCTTTGCGAGCGAGTTGATATGCCCAGTTGCGACGGCCCTTCACATTCCCGATGATGCGGATCGGTCCTCGTGTATGCGTCAGCGTTGATCGAATTGCGATCCAGGCTTCCTCCCGGCATCGAGTGGCCTCGTCGATCACCGCAGCATGGACATCCTCGCCATACAAGCTGTCCGGGTTGTCGGCTCCCTTGAACCACATCTTCGAGCCGTTCCATAGCTCTATCCATAGCTCGCTTTCGTGCGAGGTCCATATGCGTTTGTTGGGATCGGCTTGCGCGAGTAGTGCCTTCATGCGGACGAAGCCGATGGACTTCGCCTGCGCGTAGATCGGCGCAACCCACCAATAGGTGCGATCCCCTCCATCGTTCCAGGCATGTTGGAGCAGCCACATCAGACACCCGGCGGTCTTGCCCGACTTGGTGCTTGCCTCGATGACGACGATACGAGCCGGATCTGCGATGGCCTCGTATTGCTTCTCGTAAGGCTCCGGCAGTTTCAACGCTGCCGTACTCATCACTTGGGTAGCGTCCCTTCCATCGCACCGAGCAGTTCTTCTGTCGTGAATGCCCGGAACTCCTCGCGGATCATCTTGACCACATGGTCAGGAAGCTCGAATACCCTTCCATTGACCGTTCCATGTATGTCGTGGCACGCGATGGATGCCATCGGTTCCCTGCCTTCTTTGTCTATGTTCATGGTTCCCGCGATGGTCCATGACCAATAGAGTTCATCGGTCTTCTTGTTCTTTTTCGACATGGCGTTCCCATCGTTTGCGAATTCCCGTGGCTATCTGCGAGATGTATGCGCCCGAGACATCCATCGACCTGGCACATTGCGCCCTGGTCAATCCTCGCGCAAGCAAGCCTACCACCTCGGCAGCGATACCGTTGAATTCAGGAAGTTCGATTGTTTCCCTTTGCGGTTCGGCCTCGATCTCCTGGGGTTTCGGGTCGAGAATCTCGAACGAGTGGTACTCACGCCTCTCCCATCCGAGTCCGGATCGTTGCCGGATGATCCGTATACCGTTGCAGTACGCATACCTTCGCTTGATCGGCTCGTAGATCCGAAGCGTGAGGTACAGGTGGAGCGGAGCCTTGTCCGGGTCGTGCGTAGGTGCGACCTTCACAGCCGCCAGGAACGCCTCGTTGGCGATCTCGTCGAAGTCCCAACGCTTGAACTCGCGGAGCCGCTTTCCTGTCCAGCCCCGGACGAAGGCGTACAGGTCGATCATGTCAACCGTCGCGGGTTCCATTCGATAGGTGCCAATTCGATTCGTTCGGTTGCTTCGCCACCGTCGAGTCGTTCAACCTTGTCGAGAACCTGGGCCGCGTCCAGGTTGTCGCGGTTCATGGCGCGGAGGATTTCCATAGCTCGGAGCCGTTCCCGGTCGCCCCTTGATTCGTCGAGCGCGATCTTCATGCAGAGCTTGGGGAGAGCGCCCTTCCATTCGCCAGGAATCTCCCAGCCATTCGCTACGGCCTGCTTGAGCATGACGAGCGATTCGCGGTTGCCTGCTTGTGCAATCCCCCCTTCCCCCCCAATCCACCCAGGCAGGGATTTGGGGTGCTGACCATTCGTATCCATGCCAATCATATCGGTTCACCGACTTCCTGTTCTTGCGGATTTCGCTCTGCCTTCTTGCTGGTCAGGGCAAAGCGTGCGGGTCGGAGTTGCACCGCCCTCTCCGGAATGGACTTCCGGCGTGTCGCTGGTTTCACTTCGCACGCGCTTCGGGAAGGGTTCAGGTGTCATCGGGATCCTATAGCCTCGATCAGTTCCGAGCAACTTTGCATAACAATGTTTCGCTCCGGACTGCCGGACCGGGAGTTTCCAGGCGTCCCTCGTTAGTTTGCCGACCTCGATGTCCCGACCGATCGACCTAGCATGTCGCCACTTCCCCTTGTAGAGCAACTCCCGCGTACCTACCCCTTTCCCGTAGTAGCCGAACCCGCTCGCTTGATAGATGCCGCCGTGATGCCCCTGCGAAGTGTCCGCGTATGAGACCATCACCAAGAGTCCCGGATTCGCACGGACGAGCATTCTCCTAGCGATCGCAATCATTCGAGACACGGGAGCGTCGTGGTTGCGAAGAGCGACGCGAGCGAGTTCGGTGATCTCGGTGTTCTTGCATCGAAACCGTTTCACGGTCGGCGGCATCGGATTCGTGAAGATCAGGCATCCGATGAAGTCGCCATCCTCCCAGACTCCGATCCGAGACTTCTTCCAAGATGGAACCGAACCCGAATAGTGCCACCGCTTGCAGGCGTAGGTCGCCGCTTGATTAGAACACCAGTCGAGTCGAAGTTCACTCCGTCCACTCATGTCCGCATTCCGGGCATTTTGTCGGGTTCTTCTCGTCAAGTTTCGACTGATCCGTTGCATCGACCGGGAAAAAGTCTGGGACTTGCAAAGACTGTATTTCCTCGATAGAGAATCCCGCCGCTAGTTCGTTGATGCTCTCGTCGTTCTGCAACTCGGACAGCGTTTTGGCGAGTGCATCCTCGTCCCAGGCTGCGAGTTCCGCCGTCCGGTTGTCGGCTATCGCGTAGGCCGTGGCCTCGTTACTTTCGAGCGTGGTGACAACTACCTGGATGTCCTTCCATCCGAGTCTTTGCGCGGCCTGAAGCGTACCGTTCCCTGCGACTATCTGGCCTTCTTCGTTGATGACGATTGGTTTTTGTTGCCCGAATGCTTCGAGGCTTTTCTTGATCGCTTCGATATTTTGGTTGTCGTGCGTCCGTGCGTTGTTCGGGTCTTCCGCGAGTTCCTTGACTTTTCTGGCGACGATTTGCATTCCGTGATCCGTTTCTCGGCTTCGCCCATGCAATCCGTGATGAGTTCGAGTGCGTAGTTGATGTCCTGTTTATCAGCCAATTCCAGGCAGGAATCCTCGATGCAATGCTGGATGATGACGATACCGCCTCGATGTATTTGAACAAGGGAATCATCACGCGATCCCTCGATTCGGTGGCGATGTGAAGTGTACTCACCTCGCCAGGAGGGCGGATGTTCCAGTTTGCCCCGTTGCTTCATTCGTCTTCTTCATCGTCGTCGCCGAGTTTCGGGATATCGGTAGGTTCGAGTTGCCGTTGCTGTTCGTTGTCGTCTCCTGGCTCTTCGGGATTCATTCCGTGTCCTCGTATTCTTCGTCTTCCTCGGAGAGTGTATGACTTCCGAACAGTACGTCCACGGCCAGGTCGAACATGACTCCAGCGATGGTCCAATGTTCCATGTCGAATTCCACTTCCCAGTATTTCACCAGCTTGGTCAGTTCTTCCTTGAACTTTTCTGCTGGCGTGACAGGCATCACATCGTAATCAATTCTGCATTCCAGCACTTGCCGGTTAGCCTGCTTGGCTTGTCCCAGATGGTATCTATGAGCAGGATTGCGGTTCCCCACTGGCTCGTATCCTTCCGCCTAGCCCATGTCGGGTTGAGCGGCCCACATGTCCCGACATTCGCATACCAGTACGGCAGCGGTATACGCCGGGTCTTCATGGCCTGAGTTGGCGGTATGGGTCGATGCGTATGACCGCGTACGGCGAGGGCATGGGGAATCCACCCACACAGGGAGATCATCTGAATACCTTCGAGTTCATCGCTATTCATTCCTACATCGAAACCGTGCCAGAAGTGGATTTGTGCTACCCGATAGACGGCAGCTTTGGTTTTTTCATATGGAAGCCACATCCACTCCTTGAATTCCCTTCCAAATTTGGGATGTTCCTTCCAATCGGTCAGTGACCGTAGTGCTTTCGGCACTCGACGAGGATCTTGTGCCAGGATGTTATCGTCGTGATTCCCGGTATTGATCCATCGGTTGCAGTCATGCGGCAGTACGTCCCTCAGTGATTCGAGGAAGTTCGCACCCTTCTCGAATTCTTCTTCCAGGTCATGCGTGAACTCGTTTGGATGCACGGACGCGGCGGCACCCTCGAAGACATCCCCGAGATGACCAAAGTGAGTCAAGTCGGGGATGTCGGAAAGGGTATCGAGGATCCACCGCCTGGTTTCTGGTGGAGTGAACGGCGCGTGCGAGCAGCTTATGACCGCGATCTTGGCAATCTTCCTCGCCACATCACGCTCCGCCGCCTGATCCCTCCGGATCGTCGCCGTGCGTCACGGCGATGGTTCGGAGAATACCTGCGAGTTTATCTGCTGATTCATTCCGTACGTCCTGGATCTTTCGCTTGGTTCCCGGCTTCGGCACGAAGATCCCGGCCCCCATCCCGGCGAGTCCTGCGAGCAAGGCACCTCCTGGGAACAGGCCGGAGCTTGTTTCCAGGAACCCGATTCCCGTGTCGATCATCGAGCCGATGAGTTCCCTCGCCTCGGCTGCGCGTTCGGTTTCCGACGCGAGTGCCTGCGTGTTGTTCTTGACGTAATCTTCCCACTCGCTCCATATCTCGGCCTGGTCGGCGTAGGAGTACCGTTCATCCGGGAGCAGGATCGACTTTCGCACGCCATCGGGCGGCGATAGTGTGATGAATGAATCGAGGTTGCACCCTGAGAGTGCGCTCATGATTCCTATGACGATCACCGCGACCGTCGATGACATGAAGATTCCCTTATCCATCTGATGACTCCAATCGTTCGACTCGCTTTAGGAGTCGTTCGAGTTGTTCGGTTTGGTAGGTATCGGTCAACGACGACCGTATTGACGCCGCCGTGAGTTCCGTCGTGATGATCTTGAGTTCCTGGAGATTGCCCATGTTGTATTCGATCTGTGCATCCCGTCTCCCGATAGCCACGATGGCCGTTATTACGGCTGCGACGAGTACGAAGAGTTGCGCAGCTTGAAGTGCCGTCGCGAAGGACTCAGGAGATTTCGTCACGAACGCGCTCCGCGAACATCGGTACATCATCCACACGCAGGAGGACGTAGAAGTCTCCACGATCCTCCTTCATCAGCACTATCGGGATGTCTCCTGGTCGAGCATCATCTTTTGCCTGCTCCCAGAATCTCAATACCGCGATGTGTTTCCTGCCCTTGACTTCGATGTGGATGCCATCCGTGGCAATGAGGTCGCCGTGTCCTTCGGCACCACAATACTGCACCGACCGTCGCGCCGGGTTCCCGGTGATCCGTTCCCAGGCTGCGGCTGCGGATCGCTCGACGCGCTTGCCTTTCTCTCGTTGATGCCTACCCATTGATGCGCTTGAAGTACGAGACTCTTGCCGTGCGGAACGTCGATCTCGTTATTCCTATCCACTCCGCCATCTCGACCTCGCTCATGTGCGGTTCCAGAACGCTGAAGATGAAAGCGCACACATGCCGTTTCGCAGCCGTGACATTGTGCGTCCTGCAAGTTCGAATCTCGTCCCAGGATATATCCGACGCTTCGAGGATGTCACCGCACCCTGCGAGAACCTTCTGCTTGAGTTGTCCCGTCGTCGCATCGGGATCGGTCCAATGTTCCGTCGTGAGATTCGTATCAATCATTCCCGAGCCTCTTCGCATCTTCGAGGAGGTAGAGATATCTTGCAGCCGCCTGTCTCCCGTTGCGCGTGAACCGGAAGACGGCTATCCCCTTCGAGTTCCGTGTGTATTCGGCGACACCGCAGTCGAGGAGTTTGGCAAGTATGTTCGCCGTATCGTCGTATTCCGTGGAGGTGTCTGACGCAATCTTTCGTATCGCTGCTTCCGCATCCTTGATTTTCTGCATGGTCACGCCCTCGTTATTTGCGTTGCGATGCAGCCTACCGCGAACGATGACCAACCATCAATCGGCTTGTCTATGTCGATATCAAGACCGAGTACGAGCTTGACCTTGGTAGCTGCCTTCTGGAGTTCCGAATGTTCCGTCGCACCTATGAGGCACCTCATCCTGGCGATCTGTTCGTCGCACTCATCTCGTTCCCGGTTCTTGTCTTTGATCTTGATTGTCTTGTGATTCCTTTCCCGCCGCAGTTCATGGTATCGGTCGAGTACCCATTTGAGTGCTGGCTTCGTCGCGGACACCGTTGTCGCCACCTGCCCGATGGCCTCTTGGAGCAAGCCCTGATCGAGTTCGGCCAGGGTTCGGGTCCAGAGGTCGCTTTCTTCTTCGGTCCAATTACAATTCGGCCATAAGCCGTTGACGAGTTTACGATTTGCGTGCCAGGTCACAGTTTCTTCTTCCTCCCATCCCAAGCCGTATCGTCTTCTTCCCACCGCTCCTCGGTCAACCACCGCGCCGGGTAGCAGAAGAACTCTCCCGCACCCTCAACGCTCCTGTAGTACGCCGTGATCCGTTCCTTGAGGTATCCCACGGCTGAGGCCGTCTCGGTATGCGATCTCTCACAGAGGCCGTGCAGCGCCCTGGCGATCTCCAGCTTGGCGGTACTCGGTTGCCGTCTCCGCTTTTTCGGTATGGCTCGCCAGATCGCTTCAGCCTCTTCGCGGTAGGCAATGTATATCTCTGAAGATGAAGTTGGAGTTGGAGTTGGAATTGAAGATGGAGATGAAGATGGAGATGGAGATGAAGATGAAGATGAAGATGAAGATGAAGACCCCTGTCCGCCTTTATCTCCCCTTTGTGCATCCCTTTGCCATCTGGGATTGCCTCCCCCTTTGCGCCCACCTTCCGCGCTCCTGCCCCTGTCCTCTTCGTCCAGGAGCATACGGCGGGAGACGTACACTTTCATGCCCCCTTTGTCCTCGACGCTCGGAACCCCGTTCTTGACGAGTTCGTCCACGAGATGCTGGCACTCCTCCTCCGTGATCCCGTGGAGCTTCGCCAGGTTGGCGACCGTCATGGGGCGATCTAGCGTAATCATCAACGCGCCTCGACGCGGCGACTCGCTCATCCTGCATAGCATGTTCACCCACAAACCCTGGGCGGCGAGGCTGCTTAGTTGTACCGGATTGTCCGTCAGCCAGTCGCTCGTGTAGAACATGATCGCAGGCAACTTCTTTTTCATTGTTTCCGTGACTCCTCTATCTGTATCGCCCTATCGCAAAGGCGCATGATTTCCTGGAACTCGTGTTCAGTTTCCGGGATGAGCGCAAGCAACTCTCCGGCCTGCGCCCGATCCCGGATCTCCATGAGCAACAACAACGTGTTCATGGAAGGTTGACGCCGTTCAACTGGTCAAGAACATCCTCGCCATCATCCGTCAGTCGGCAGACTCGGACAGGTGTACCGTGATCGCCCGTCACCGTGGAGGACTTCTCGATCAGACCATCCGCGAGCAGTTCGCTGCATCGTTTCCAGGCGTTACGGATACCTGATCTCCTCTCGGCCTCCGCGTCCGTCATCCCCAGGTAGTTGCGGGGGAATGCGTATGCGGCCAAGACCTCCCGTCTGGCCTTCGCTCGACGCAACGCGCCGACGTGTGCGGAAATGTGCGATTCCCGTGGGTCCGTCCGTCGCGCTGCTCCCTTACCGATGAACAGTGCTGCAAAGTCCTCTTGTTTATGGTGCATGGTGGCTCCCTATTTCATGCAGAGATGATCGCTATATTCCAGCGAAGCGAATTTGCATTCCTCCTCGGCCTCCTCGGCAACAATCAGGAACTCGCGCAAGCCCTCGGTGTCAACTTCCTCGCGCTCGATCTTGATGACGTACTCTTCGGGCAGGTCTTCCTTGCGGTAGATCAGGTTCGGCTTCGAGTTCTTGGCTCGCCATACAAGGAAATTCCCGGTGTCCACGCGCTTGATACCGCTGACACGCATCGCATCGAGGATGTATGCTCGCAGGCGACCTATCGTTTTCTCACCCGTACGCGCCCTTGACCGGAGGCGGTCCGCCTCCGAGGAACGCGCCTTGGCGAGTGCGTCAACTTCACGGATCATCTCGATCATCCGACCGATCTTCTCGGTGAAGTCACCGTCGAGCTTCTCGAACGCCCTGGTGATCTGGTCGTCCTCCAGTTCTCCGCCTTCCGCCTCGATGTGATTCAGAAGGACTCTCAATTCCGGAGCGAGTTCGTACAATGTAGCCATGTTCAGTTCTCCTTTTCGGTTTCGAGTTCCATGTCCAGGACTGGGGAAATCTTCTTCAGGTTCAGGTAGACCTTGCCGCTATCGCTTTCGACCCGTTTCAGTTCGATGGAAGCTGTCAACTCCGAATAAAGTATGTCCTCCGCGACCTGTGAAAGTGACTCAGAGAACGTGGTGTATTCGTTCTTGCCGTCGCCTTTCATCTTGACAACGTAGAAGTCCTGGCCTTCCGGCTGGAAGACAGCTTGTATCTTCCCGGTGACGCGGAAAGTATCGTCGCCGTCTTTGCCTATACGCTCCTTCTTGATCGACGTTTCCTGGGATTCATCCGCGACCATGCAACCGTCGATGATGTCATCGTCGTCGATGATCTCAAGTGCATTCATGGTCGGCTCGTCGTCCGGGATCTCCGATTCACCGTGCGCGTGAACGTAGACAGGAGCAGAACCAAGCGCGTCGGGACAATGCTCCCGATAGCCTGCCGAGATCGCCCGTGCGAACAGCATGGCCTTCGGGTACTTACTCCAGACATTTCCGCCCAGGCCAGCACGCTTCGCGTCTTCCATCGTGAACGTGGTCACACCGATCTCGACGTTCTCGCCGTCAGGGAAATACTGGAAGAAGGTGATCTCGCACCGCTCATCGGTCGTCTCGGCGCGGTAGTCGTATTTCCCGGAAGCCTTGATTGCTGCGGCCATCGTGTTCGATGCAAGGCACGCACCCTTGCCTTTGATTATGTACAGGCCCGCCATGCTGTCGTAATCGGTGAGGCCCATTCCGCGCCCCACTATCAACTTCGCGGCAGCAGCAGCAACAGACTTCGAATCGGGGAACATCCCCGACTGTACGAAGACCTGCGCCACCTCCAAAGGTGTCATTCCACCAGTCGTTGCAAGCTCATTCATTAGATTCTCCTTTCAGAATCATCAACCTTGTCCGAGTCACAGACGTTTTTGCGACTCACTATACCCCGGTTCTCCCCGTACTCGGCGATACATCCCGCAAGCGCAAACATCATCCAGATGCCAAGCGCGACCGCGACCGCCACCGCTACGAAAACGTGTATCATTTTTGGTTCTCCTTGTCGTTCTTGAGGATTTCCCGGATCTCCTCAAGCGAGCGCCCCGACCAGCGCACGATTGATTCAGCGGCTTTCAACCACTCCATGTAGTAATCCAATCGCAGAGACTCGTGTGTCCTGCGGATTTTCGCATCAGTCCATACCACTGTGGGTCGCCATCCTGGCGCGTGCTTCACCTGGGAATTGCTGCTTCAAGATCAACTCGAACTTCGCCACGGCCTTCTCGTAGGAAGTGCATTTCTGTATCTCAACGACGCGCCCTTCCCAAATCGTCCGTACTGCCCAGGAGTTTGCCGAGCAGATCACATCTACGCCGCTTGACTTGTCAGTGTAGTAGTTCATTCAGTTCTCCCCAGAGCGTCGAACCTCGCCCTTCTTGTGGATGCCATCGCGGAAGCTCCACTCGTTGGTTTCGATGTTGGACCCAGGAGCCTCCCCGCTTTCTTGTTTCGCTAACTCCTCGGCCTCTTTCTCCTCGTCCTCTTTCTCCTGGGCAACCTGAACCAAGTAACCATAATCACTCATTATCACGGCTATCTCCCCGGATATGAATTCCTTGAGTTCCTCATACGAAGCTGGCTTGCGCTTGGCTTCTGCGAACGATCCAATCGACAAACTATCAAACGCAAAGCCAATCCTCGCATCTCTACCGATATTGAATGTTATATTGATCTTCACTCGCCGCCCCTTTCTATCACGAGTTCTGTGACCTCGATTGTCTGCGCAAGCCGAGCGAGAAGATCGCCGCGATCCAATCCAAGATCCTGCGGCTCGGTCCTCCAGAACGTGCGCAACTCGCGCATGGTCTCAAGTGCGCTGAAGAGCGTCTTCTCACGACTCAACAACGCAATGTTCGTGACCAGCGTTTCCTCTTGGATTATGTATTCACTCAGTTCCATTTCAATCCCCAGTCATTACGACGTAGATCATAGCGGAGAAGAAGATGACTCCGAAGATGAGGAGTGCGTACTCGATGATGCTGCGGACCTTCTTCATTCGGTCGCCTCGCTTCCTTCAGCCTTGGCGATGGCGGCGTCCATCCGTTCCAAGCGCCTCCGCGCCATCATCGCCAGGTCTTCGCCGTCGTGATCCGCCGCAACTTTCCCGACGTACTGCCTCGCTTCTTTCAACTCCTCAAGTAAACTGGGGGCAGCAGCGATCAGGCGAGCGTTTGCTTCGGCTTCCTCCTGCCCTATATCGTGCCTTGAACCAGTGTATGTTTCGCCAGCATAAGCAATTTCAATTCCTTTTCGTCTGCGAGTGCCTGGGCCGACAACAGTCGCTTTCTTACCGATACGGTCGTCTACCGTCCACGGCCCCGGTGTGTGCTTGCGCGTTGTTGCGGTTGTCATTGTTCAGCCCTTTCTGTTGGTGGAACTCGATTCGGAGAAACCCGCCACTCGGCGGTAGCCGAGTGACGAGAAGGAAAAGCGCAATGCGGCGCTATGTCGTTATCGATTTCATGTCCAGACGCAGGTGGGTGCCGCCGCGTTCTTCTTCCTGGCTGCGCAGGATTTGGAAACACAACTCGTTCCGAGCTTCATAGATCCGCTTGAGCGCCTTGTCGTGATCCGAACCAGCGTTCTCGTCGCACTGGTAGAGCAAACCAGTCAGCCCTTCCCAGGAAGTCAGTATCTCAGAGAGACTACGTGGAGTCTCTTTGTCCTCTTGCACGGGGGTGTAGCGTGTAGATACTTCCAGTCGAGACACCGATCTCTCGTGCGCTGCGCACCTCTCTTGGGTGTCCTCGTTGTCCACGTATCGCGCAGCGACCGCGTTGATGTTCAAGCTGTAGAGATGCTGCGCCAACTCGTCGCGCAGGTCAAAGAAATTCTTCTCGCCGTAGCGGGGGACGATCCTCGGGTCTTCCCTCAGAATGTGGACCATCCTATCGACTGCACGCCGCATATCGTAGTGAGGACCGAGAGGCCCGTGGTACGAGGACAGCGCAAACGCAGAATCAATAATGGTTCGTTCGTCGCAGATGTATGCACTCATTTGCTTTCCCTTTCTTTCGAGATTTGTGAGGCGACATGATCCATCGCATCGTCCAGATTGGTGAACTCTCCATCTCGTACTAAAACCGCCTCCGAATAGGTGGCCTGCGCTCCTTTTACCGGGAACCCGGCGCGACTATAGTGATCCCACCCGGAACGACCGACCAGGTACGTGCCACCGTCGTACTCAATTTGCCAAAAGCCAGTATCGTCATCGAGGCTCAACGTGCCGACCCATTCCAATTTCAGTTCAGAGCGTTTCATTTGCTTTCCCTTTCTATCGAGATTTGTTCAGCCCTTGTTGGTTGTGGTGGAAGTGACTACTGGTTCGTCAAGCGCCCAGGGTTGCCCTCGCGCGCGCATATCGCAACCGAGTCTCTGTACTCGTATGGAATCGCTCCTTCGCCGCCTGCAAAGAACGTCTCGGCGTGGTCCCAGAATCGTTCCTCGCCAATACGCTCCGCTTCCTCGGCGCTCGGCGCTTCTATCACGATCTCCCAATCGTCTGTCGGGTCGCTCCCGACGCTCCCTGGGAGCGAACGTCCAAGGGTATGCTCGGCATGCACCGTGTACGCAGTCGGGGTTTCTTCCGTCACGACCTCCGGCTGCCATGCGGCCAGGTCAGGAATGATCTGCGCCACGCCATCGGCGATCAAATAGTTGCCGCCGTCTGCACCAAGCCCGCTTGTTTGAGGTAACGCGTAGACTGGCGTGCCTTTCTTATGCAACCGCGCCGCCAGCATGCGAGAACCGGATCGGCGGCTGCAAGCGCCTACGACCATGAAGTTGGCGAGAAACGATACGAGTTCTAATCGCTGGACGAACTGCGCAGGACGTACAGGTTGGTCATCTTCAAACATTGACACCAGCACGCCGCCACGCTCTAGAACTTCGTCGAACAGACCGCGATGCTCCTCCGGATAGCAATAGTCGAGGCCATGACCGACGACGACGATGACCGGGATCTTGTACGCGAGCGCCTCGCGGATCGCAGTGGCCTCTATTCCGCGTGAACCACCCGAAACGAGTACGGGCTGCGGCAGCCCGCTCTCGTAGATTCGGCGGACCACTGCCTGGGCTTCTCGCTGATGCTGTGGTGTAGGCCTCTTGTTACCGGTGACGTGGAAGAGCGTTCGGCGGGGATCGCACAGCAGATCGGAGTTTCCCGTGGTGCGCAGGTCGTGGTCGAACCCAATAAGTAAGGCGGCGTGAAATTCGTAAGTCATTGCGATTCTCCTTTCAGAATCGTTGGCTGTCTCTTCAGGACGGGTAGCCAATCCCGCCGACGCCCCGAAGGGCGTTTCGACTTTATCCCTTCTGAATCGTGCGTTTCACGATAGGACTTTGACTATGCAGCCTCCCTTTACGCGAACTCGTGCGTACCATTTATGCGCCTCGGGGTAGTGCGGTCCTTCGGCAGTATGATCGCCGTCCTTCACGAATGGCCCGAACGGTCCTGGTAGATGGCAAGGCACCGCGCCTCCAGAGACGGCGGCTTTCAACGCTTTCTTTGTTGCAAAGTTTTGGTCAGAGTACATTTGTTCTCCTTTCAAGAGAAGGAACATCTCAGATCATGTCGGCGAAAAGCTCCTCGACCGCGCTCAGTGTTGTCATGGTGCCAGATTTCTCGATGACTCCATCCTCGAAAAGGCTCATCTCGTAGCCAATCCCACCAGTGAACTTGACATCTGGCTCGTCGTTGACTTCCTCGAAGACGAGAAGGTCGTGTACGCGTGACTTGAGAATCTTTCGGTAAAAGACCCCCATGTTCCCTTCCTCGCGCTCCCAACCGTTCGAGATCATCGTGTCCTGGTTCAGCGTTTCTTTCTTGATCGCGTCGTGCATTGCGATTCTCCTTTCAGAATCATCGACCAGTATACCCTATTCATCGGCATAGCTCCTCCTTTGCGGCCCCCTTTATGCACCCCTTTGTCCCCTCCCTATATGGGGCGGCTGAGTCGTAATCCAGCCCCAGGGCCGATAGTCGGGAGATGTTAGGGAGATGGTGGGTAATTCGGCCCCCGTGGTCCCCTCCTGGTGCATCCCAGCGATATGGATGGGCTAGCGGGCGGCGATGAATGGACGCGCCACGGGAGATCCTACGCCGTATGAGGGGAAGACCCCCTGACACGCTCAGAACGCGGCGTCCCCGCGATATGGGCAGGGGTACAAGAAAAAGCGTGCCTCGCCGACCGGGAGCAGTGGCGAGACACGCGAAAGGAGAAAGCAGGTTCAGGCGATCAGCGAGTCGGCAACCGTTTCCGAGCCGACTGGGTGACCTGGGCAGAAGATACCAGATCGGTAGAGACCGAAAACGCGATCCATGTATTTCTGAAACGCTCCCGCGCCGTCGTTCGTGACTTGGACAGTGAGTTCGTCCTTGGTAGCCCAATCGGTCGCGCCTGGTATCACGAGGAAGTGTACTCCACCCGGAGCGGTCGGGATCATTTCCGCCATCACGAGGCCGTCGATGTGGAGATTCGTTCCACTCGTGAACGCCGTCGATTGCTTGATCGCAAAGTACGGCGGATCAACGAGGTCGAGCCGTGCGCGGAAGCTCGTCGAATGTAATACGAACGATGTCGTGAGAGCGCCGTGAGCAACCGAGAGGTAACTTGCGCTTGAGACTGTGCCGTCCGAAGCAGCCAACCCAACACGAAGCGCACCAGCGGACGGCCCGGTGCCGCTGTATCGAATGAGCATTGCAATCGCATAGAGAGCATCGGACTTTATCCCGATTGGCGAGCCTACGCTGATGTCCCCTAGCTTCTGATGTACTCGGATATTCGTCGAGCCGTCGCTCGCCATCTTCAACGCGCTGGAGCCTCGCGCATATATGGATGTGTCCTCGTAGACGTGGGTGCCAGCCGATCCGGTTGCGATCTCCCAGGCGAAGGGCGTGTTGCTCGTGAAGTTCTCGAAGTCCGAATTTCTGAGGATGTTCCGCCCTTGCCTGCGACCGTCCGACAGAGTAGGAGAACAACACGGGTATGTCCCGATTCGGCCACTACCTCCAGGCCATCGGTGATCCAATGCCGGGAAGGATCGTTCGCCGAAGCAACTGAATCGCTCGGCCCCCAATGGTATGCTCTTGTCCTTCGCGTCCTGGATGCACTTGAAGGTGAGGATCTCCGTTCGAGCGGTCGGGATATGCGAAAGTGTCGAATCCGTGGTGTTGTTCGGTTCAGCACTCACGATTACGGTGCCTGTCCCGGTATTTCCTCCCTTGGCCGTCACTGATCCAATGGCGATTGTGGATGCGTCGAGCGAATCGCTGCTTGAGATCATCTGATCGCGTAGTTCGATCAAGGCTTCCTGGACTCCCTTGTGCGGGAGTTCGTTATCGGCATCCACCATCTCGATCAATGTCTTGATTGCAGCCGAGAAACATCGAGTGAGCGCAGGAGTTCCGCAGGCGTTCCGCATCTCATCCAGGTTGTCGATCAATGCGGACGCGAATCCGAGATCGGTATTCGAGGTAGCGCCGACTGTATTGATGTATTCGTTGATCGCTTCCTGGAACGAGGTTCCAGACGCATCCACGAGATCGCTCTGGAATGTCTCGACCCTGGAGATGATCCCGAAGACCGCCCCTAGTCGATTGAACAACCCCGTTTTCGCCGTAATCAGATTTACTGCCATTGTTTGCTCCGGGTTTCCCTATGTCTCTGATCGTCCTTCGTCGCCGCTGTCGTACAGTTTCCTGGTCAGCCTGTTCAGTGCCTCACGCCGCCCCTGGCATCCGCCGCACGTTTTCGCGCCGAGGGCTTCGGCTGCACGTTTTATGGTGTCCCCGAGTCCACGGTCCCGCCCGAGATACTTTTCGCACGATTCGCAGCAGTCGAGCAGGACCGGGAGGGAACACAGGTCGATCCCGCATGTCCATTCCTGATCCCCGGATTCCTTCTTTGCGTGCAGGCAGAGGTATTTCTTTCGTCGCCATCGTGCCGTCATCGTGGTCCCCTTTCATCATTCCACCGAACCGCCGAAATCATAGCATTTGCTCCCGGTCAAACCATCGAGCCAACATTGACTCATGCAGTTGCATTCCCCTACCTGCCCTGGCGTGCCGGTGTAACTCCAGGAGCAATCACAAGACTTGCAGCAGCCGATGGTGCCATGTTTCTGCATTATCGCGCACACTTCATACGACACCCCGCAGCAACTCCCGACCGAAGTCTCGTATGCGGGAGGTCGCCAGCCACCAGCGCAGTAGGTGAGACCCTCGGGGCAGACCTGGCAACATGGATGGTCTGGGTCGCCGCCGACCTCCCCAGGAGCGCAGGCAAACGCAAACGCATATCCACGATAAACGCGGGACCAGGTGTCCACTCCGTATGGATGTCGCGCCCAGAGCGCGAAGACGAAGTAGTAGCCTGCTCCTTCTTCGCATCCGGGATTGAGGCAAAAGTATTGAAGTCCTCCTGATATCCCCTCCACCTCAACAGTCATTCCGTCATCTTCGAGCGGATAGCAAGGATTCGGAAGTTGGGTCCAAGGCGGTGAGCATTTCAGCATCCGCTTGAGCGTTCCGCTAAACGATACGTTCGTGACCGCATCGCCGCAGTACCACGTTCCTCCTTGGTACTCTCGATAGAGAAGCGGGAAGTCAGGTGGACCCGACGCGCCTGCATACCACACTGAACCCGGATTCAACCATGTCCTGGTGCCTGGTCCACCCTGCGTGATATCTCGTTCCTGAATGAACGGGTACAGCCCTAGATGACCAGTGCCCCCCAACCCTGACTGACGAAAAGGGAGGGTCATCGAGATGTTGTTCGGCATTGGATCCCAGACCCATACCCTATACCTGTCTTCTGGCGGTGGATCTGGATTGTAGGATTCCCAACCGTGAGTATCCGAGTATGGCATGTTGCGTAAGTCTGAGTCAATGTATCCCGTCGGCGTGTAGTTCCGCCACCAGGAAAACGTCTTTTGGTAGCTGCCCATTGTTTCACCGGACGGGTAGTCGCATGGATCGCCGCCCGATTCCCCACCACATGGGATGCAGTCGGGAGGACCACTTCGAGTACCGCAGCACGGTGCGTAATCCCCTGGGTTAGCCAGCCAACACGGTTGGTTTGGTGGGCAACCTTCGTCGGGGATGGTGCAGCAGCACCCACCAGCGCGTCGGTGCGCCGACATCTATCCGCCGTATCCCGTCGTCGTTGGGCCGACGCTGGGATTGAAACTCGGAATGTCTGGTTGGGCGAATGTTTCCAGGTCACGCACGCTGGGACTGACATCGTACTCGTCAGATGGCCGTAGCCCGTATGCCGTGATCGTGATGCCTGCCCCGCCATAGAGAGCGGCAAACAACCTATCACCCGGATTCAAGACGATCTTGACAGAGGCTATCTGTACTGAGATTTTATCCCGCTCCGAGACCAGCCCTATGTACAGCATATTGGCCTTGGATGGAGATTCCGTTGCCGAACAATGCCACAAGACCCATCTGTTGGCTGTTCCTTGGGTCGAAGGACATGCCCAGAGATTAGTAACGAGCGTTTGCCCACCTTCCGATGCCTGGAACACGAGATCGCCGGAGGTGAATGAACTCGTGGCTGTTGTGGACTCGTACTGGAACAGGATGTCCGGTTGGCTCATTTCACCATCTCCTCTGCAATACTGTTGAAGGCGTGTATGTTCTTTCTCATCACCCGGCGGATCTGACTTGCACCAGGATAGACCACGCCACCCACCCCGCTGACCGCTGCGCTGCTGTTCATCAATGCTCCGGGTTCCTCGCAGCATGTCACGCATACATCGTTTGGAATCGAGAACATCCAATGCCCTTCGCTTTCGGTCACGAGTACCACGGTATCGAGTGCCACCCAATCGTGGCGTACGGTAACGTCACAACTCGGTGACTCTATCGAACCGCCGATGTCCCCCATGTTGTTCAGTTCTACGCCGTTGATTGCCTCGATCTCCTCTTCTTCGATATCATGTATCCAGGATTCCGATTTCACGCTCCACTTCAGGA